TTGTTGTTGTCTAAACCTTTTTAGTCTTTCAACCTCACCCTTTCGTACTTTGGGTAGCATTTTCTTTGCAAGTTTTTTGATTGCAGCCTGTTTATTATCTAATTTCTTACCTATTGAAACTCTCATTGCTATAGGTAAAGTATTTAGTGACTTCCCACCAGTCATCTTTTTGGCAAGTTTATCCCTTGCCCACTTGTTTGCTTTTGCAACTAACTGATCTTTACTCTTCATTCTTTTCTTATTACGAAGTCTTTTCTTTGCCATCTTCTTGGCCATTCGTCTCATTCTCATTCCGATTGCTCTTCTTTGAGTCATACTCAATGCTTCTATTGCAAGTTGTCTGGATAGTTCAGTTGTATAATTACCTTCTGCAACCTCATGTTGTTTCTTTGCCATGTTCATAGCAGTACCATGCATGACTTCTTTATATTTGTCACCATAGGTATCTTTAAAGAACTTAGTTCTTTTCTTGAGGTCTTTATAAATCTTTTCTTTAGTTGCTAAGACAGAATCAGATACTTCGTTTCTTTTTTGATCTTGGTCTCTCTTAACGGCAGATGCTCTTTCTCGATCTCTCTTGATCCTTTTTTCTTTGTCGTCTCTTTCTCGATCTCTGACTTCTTTTTCTTTGTCTGTTTCCTTCTCTCTTTTGGATGTCTCGTCCTCTCTATCGTGTTGTTTTTTTATTCTATCTGTATTCACACCTTCATAATGCCTTCTAAATTGGTATTTTAGAAGATCATCTATTGCATCTTTTTGGTCTGGTGTTACCTCTTCATCAAAGGTAGGTAATGTGGGGATTGTCTCTGCAGCCAAATCTACTGCATCCATTGTCAATGCAGTCTTCCATGCATTAACCATTTTATTATCTGGTAGGGTAGATGTAAAGGTTTTCACCCTAGAGTACATCTTAGTTGTATTTCTTTCTAAATCTTTCATATCACCATCATTGTCAATGATGAAAAAATTTCTTCTTCCGAAAACTGTTTGAAGTTTACCCATATTTGCACGAACTGTTGCATGAGAATCCTTGACTATCTTGTCTGGAATACTTCTTGCTCTTTGTCTGTTTCTATCTAATGCAGTTTCTAACTCAGTATTAACGAATACCATTGCAGTTTCGTAACCAAGTTTTTTGAGTAGTTTGTTTTGTTCTATTACCTTTTTAACATCTCTTGCAGTGGAGTCAACGATAAGACCCAATCTACCTTTAAGGTATAATCCCTCTTGTTTTGCAGTTAATGCCTTTGCATGATCTCTAACTGCATTTCTTTGTTCTTCTTCATCTGAGGGCATTTTTAGAGAAAGATTTGCTTTCTTTAGTCCAGTTTCAAATGCAACATCTGAGTTTACATTCTTGAGTCCCATAGCTTGGAGTGCAAGTTTATTTGCAACTGCACTCTTTCCAGAACCAGGCCCTCCTGCCATGAACACCGCCTTAAAGATTCCTACATCATTTATACCTTCTTTAAGAAGTTCGTATTTCTTGTCCAATGTCTTCCCTCATATAATCTGGTAAAAAGTTAAATTCTTCTGTCACTCCCATACCCTTTCTTACTGCTTTGTATAATTGTTTCCCCATTCTGAATCCTCTTGGTAATGATAACATAAATGCTTTCATATCACCATTAGCTGCAAGTGCTCTCATCTTAGAAGCACTCATACCTTCAACTCCTTCTGCATCTGGGTCTCTTTCCCCAGCAGAAACTACATAAAGTTCCTTGAAGTTGTAGAATCCATGTCTACCTTTAACATTATTATATTTGGTTAGTAGGTTTTCAAATTCTTTTATTCTGTCTGAACCAGCAACCATTTTCACTGATCTATATCCTTGATTGTATAAATCAGTCACCACATCAAATACTGTTCGTGCATTTGTGTCCTCTACTGTGACTTTTGAGGATGCGAACATTGCCTTCATGAATTTTATCTTATCCCTATAAGACAATGGATTTTTCTTAGCATCTTGTGTAAACCCTGTATAGATAAATGCATCTCCTTTAACACCAGCAACATGTTTAACCCTATTTGCAAGTTTTAAATGTCCGACTGTAGGTGGGTTGAATCTTCCGAATGCAAATACAGCAGTCTCGGATTTCACCTCTGTAATATCTTTAAAGGTTTTCATAAACAGTATTTATGATTTAAACAAACTTACTTTTGTTAATTTCTATTGCATCTATGTCATTTTGAACTATTTCACGACATCTTTTAAACCATTCTTCCATATCTGGGTCTTGTATTAATTCGTCCATCATCATTCTTCTGTTTGGTGGAGTCACATTCGTATGTTGCCACTGATCGTGAGATCGATCTCCAGAACTACCATCGTCAATTTCTTTTGATAAAAGACCACATAGTTGTAGTTTCCTTATCATACTACTACCTTTCTTAATACTATCCTCATCTGCACCCCAGTTCTCAACTTCTTGGCCTCTTAAAACCATCTCTAATTCATGATCACATGGGATAAATTCATCATAAACATCAAATATTGATTTACCATTCCAAGTCCAATTAGATAGTGGGAAGGTGTGATCAGTTTGTGGCCCTTCTGAGTTTCCAAAAAGTAGATGTTCTGGTTCTGACCACAGCAACAATCTTTTCATTCTAAGGTAAGACTCTTCCCAGAGTTTCTTACTTCTATGTTGGTGATTAGTAAACCAAGGCGTATAAAACCCCATATCCAATTCTGTAATTAATCCAGATACAAATCTATCCCAAGGCTCCCTAATTACCATAACTTTTTTCCAGTCCTTAAAAAAATCAGTACATACTAGTGGAATAGTATATGAACAATTATGTCCAAACTGATCTGGTAATCCATTATCCTGTTCAATTCTCCATGCAAAACATGGGCCTAGAAATTTTGCTGTTTTTTCATCAATCCATGAATCACCTCTTGCTGGATCAAAAGTAATATGAGATGGTAGAATATCTTTAGTCCATGTTCTAAGTTTCTTTGCAAATTTCTTTTCATCTGGATTCTCTTGATGAACTTCATCAATTAATGTCCAATAATCATCAGAAGATAACCATCTTGATGGTTCTCTATTGGGGCCTTCCATCCAGTGCCAATCATCACCATGTTCTTTGTTGGATAGTGCAAGTGCTTTTCTACAGGATGAATGTCCTGCCTTTCTGGCTATTGTTAGAAATGTTTTCCTTGATGGTGATACAAAGGTAGGATGGGAGTATTCCCACACAGTTTTTCCATCCCAATGGATGTTTTCCCTACTCATTTGTTGTAGGGGATGTTCATATTCCTTTGGAAGTGTTGGGTCGTTCCCTTCTCTAAGAAACCCCTCTAGGGTCTGTCTGACTGGTTGTTCCATAATATATCCTCATTATTTATTTATCCCATGCTTTTGCAGCAGTGAAATTATTGAAACTGAACTCCATTCTATCGACCAGTTTCACTGCACCACCTAAATCGTTGTCTATTGCAACGAATCCTTCTGGTGCAACAACATCAAATCCATTATCTGTTTTAACAAATGTAGATGTAAGTTGCTTTGCATTGTTCACTTTATATAGTATCTTAGTTTTTGCATAGTTGATTAATGCCTGAAATTCGACTATGGTTTTTAATAGAACCAAATTTTTTCTGATACTTGTTAAATATGTATTCATGTTCTTTGTCTTGGTATCTTTTCCTTTCTTGGACTTTGCTTTATCAACCTCTTTCTTCAATTTCATCTCTGCAAATTTGAAGTATCCGTCTGCATGTTTTTTATAGTTCAATCTAAGTAAATCTTGTCCTTCACGAACTACACTGTTGTGGTAGGTTTTGTATGTTGCACCCTGTGGCATACTCTTCTGGAGCTCCAGAAATTTATCGAGTGGAATTTTCTTAATTTTCCGAAATACTTTTCCTGTTCTGGACATTAATCTGGTTATCTCTGCACTATCTTTTTGGGTAAAGGTTGCAGTTCCAGATACATCTGTGTACTCTGCATCGTTCATCCATACCTTAGATGTCTTTCTAAGACCAGAGATGTCAACACCAAAAGATGCAGTCATGTCTTCTAGGGTATCACCTGTATATGTCGTATGCCAGACAACACCAACTTGTGCATTTCTCATTGTAGTTGCAAGTTTAGATGTAGAAGGTACTGCATAGATGATTGTATTTGGCCCGAAGGTATCGTATTGAACACCATCAATCTTTTCTTTCTTGAGATCACCCTTAACGAACATTAAGTCCCCTTGTATGATTCCCTTGATTCCTAAGTCTTTGAAGTTATCTAAACATGCTTTAAACTTATCTGCAAGGTCTCCAGACAACTTATCATCTATCTCTGCATGTGTGGTGTAGTATTCTTGTTTCTTTGCAAATATACTTTTCTTTGCAACCAGAAATTTACCTGTTTCTGGATGTTCACCAACAAATACTGCTGGAGCCCCGTCCCACTTTACAGTGACATTTATTGAGGTTTTTGCACTAGAGACTAACATATCCCTTAGTGATCTGATAAAGTTTATAGCACCTCTTGCACCATCAATACCATCGTTGAATATCTCATCTTCGATATGTTCTAAATGTAGATTCTTTGCACCAGCCATTATGCTTTCTCACTAAACAATTCTGGAGCTCCACTCTTTGGAGTCAGATTACATTTATCAAGTACCTTACCAAAGAACTGTTGCAAAGCACTTAACATCTTTTTACCTTGTTTCTTTATCCAATCAAATGAAGCATTAATTTTATCCTTCATCCATTTCCACATCTTTTGAAACTTGTCTCTTACTTTCTTTGCAATAGAACTCAATCCTTTCTTGACCTTATCTAACATTCCCCATTCATCTAATTGTTCTACATAACCTTCATGTAATACTTTTCTTCCAACATCTTCCTGTTTAAGACCTTCTGTTAGAATACCATTAAGTGTCATTGGTTCATGACTATTAGATAACATTTTCTTTTGTTTTGCAAGTGCCTTATCTGGATTATCGTAAACATTTCCACGAAGTGACATATAAGGTGAAGAACCACCTGTAGACTTAAATGCAAAGTAAAGTGCATATTTTGTTGCCAATTTCTCAACATCATTTAAAGTTTTCAGAGGTTGGTTTAAATTAATTTTTTGTTTATTAACATCAAATTCTATCATAACATCTGCACGAGAACTTGATGCATCTCCAAATTTTTGTTGACCAGTTGCAGCCTCAAAAACAAAAGACTGTTTAAACTTGGGATTCTTCATAAATAATGCTGACATTTTCTTATCTAATTCTCTACCATTCTTTCGTATCTCTGCCATTTTCTTTTTATGTGCTATAGTGATAGGGTCTTTTGATTTTGATTTTTCTAAATCATCCACACCACCTTTATATGCACCAGTCTTTGCATCAACTACTCCAAGTTTCTTATCAATCTTTTCATCAAATGCTAATACCATTTTCTGCATGGTGTCTACCATATCTGATGCTTCTTTAGGATGATTTTCACCCATGATTACCTTTGCAGCTTCGAAGGTTGCAGCAGCTTCAAATTTCTTTGCACTCATGACCTGTGAACCACCTTTCTTTTTAAGTGATATTCTTCGTTCAGCAGATTTCAAATCAGTCTTTGGTGTTGCATTTGTACCACCCCATTCTTTCCAATTTTTAGTTAATGGTACACCACCTTTTCCACTTCCAGTTTGATACATGTTTGGAAATCCAGCATCATCAAATGCATCTGCAAGTTTAAGTGCTGTTTCTCTGTTATAATCATCATCCCAGAATCCTTTAGGTTCAATTCTATCCCATTCTGGAGTACCTACAAAATTCTTATCACCCTTTTTAAATTGGCCAAGTACAATCATTGCTTCCCAGTCTTCACCAGATGGGCCTTTACCACCACCCTTACCACCAGACATATCATTTAATCCTTTTGCTACACTACCAAGAGAAACTCCAAATGCAGACTTAAAATTAGTCCATTGAGGTTTTAGTTCATCCCAACTTTCTGCATCTTGTAATTGTTTCTTCATGATCTTCCATAAAGATTTATCTACAGATAGTTCACTACCTTGTGTATCGACCAGTTTACCACTGTCTGTTAATTTTATAAATCTTTCTTTGTTATCTCTATCAAATAAAGAACTTCCTGCCAAACCACCTGCTACTTCCATAATCATACCCTCACTTAATTGTTTAAATGAGTTCATTTTAAATGATTCTTTGTTAACTGTCAAGTAATTAAATAGTGAATCTGCTAGTTGTTTACCGAAATCTGTATCAGATGGATAGTGAACACCACCTAACATCCTAGATTGACCAACATAGTCACCTAGTTTCATGATATCCATACGATGTCTTAGATCAACTTTAGATGCAAGGTACTTTGCCATAAGTCTGCCTTGTGTTGCATGTCCAGATGGATATGATGGTGAGTTTGCAGATTTTAGTGGGGAAATAGTGAATGCAAGTTTCCTTTCAAAGTTTAATTTACTTGCAAGAGCATATGGTCTTATTCTATTATATGACTGTTTGAGTTCAAGAATGATTGGTGATGCATCATCTATGATCTTTTTAGCATCATCAATGAGGTTTAGGTCTAGGTCATTCTGTTTAAAATACCTTTTAAATGGTGCCTTTATCTTCTTATCTACCTCGAACATAAACTCTCGTGCAACTTCCATGTCACGATCTGCAACCATAGATTGTAGTATACGAAGTTCTTTGATTACTTCTTCACTGTCGTTGGCTGGGAATGGTCTGGACTTCCATCCTTCAATATCAAAGTCTTTGAATACACCTTTATCTCCCTCAAGTTTTTTTTGCTTTTTAGGTGGTAATGGTTTATCATGTCCAAAGACATTTAAATCCTCTTGAAATTCTTGAAATGATTTTAATGTTTGCATAATACTATTTATACATATAAAAAAAGGGAACAATGCATTGTTCCCTTAGTGGCAATTTACTGTGTAGGTTAATGTGGAGATTATCTACTTACAGCGGAAGGACGCCAATCGACTCTATTTTTACCCATACGACTCCACTGGGTCTCATTTTTGTAATCTGTGTTTGTGAAGATAATCATCATACTCTGCTAGTTTATCTTCTAGTTTCTTTTGTCTTTCTTCGTTTATGTGGAGTTTTCTTAGGTGTATAAGTTCCTTCTTCAACTCGACTTTGCGTTGAAGGATATCTACGACTGTATGTCCTATTAAGACACCTTTGTCTATGGAACTATCATGTTTACTCATTATACCAACAATAAAATTGCACCCACTATTATAATTAATGACCATTTATTTCTTCTGGCCCGTTTTTGACTTTCACGCCACTTCAAATAAGGTAAGAAATCTTCCCCAACTTTAGGAAAGTTTTCAACCTCACCATAGTATTTATACTGACTAAACATAGAAATTACCCCACTACCTGTAAATTATTTCGTAATCTTTTCATTTCTGAAATAGTATCTCGTGCAGTTTTGTGGACTATTCCAATTCCACCAGCTGCAACCCAACAGTCCACATTCTTTTGCCTATCATCAATTAGAACATGTCCTTTCTTTGCAAAAACTGCTTTCTCACTACCACTATAAACACAAGTTGTAACGATTGTAGGGTCTACAAATTGTTTAACCCACTCGTTCTTATCCCAAACTACCAACTCTCTGTTTATATATCCAGCTGCAGTTAGTATTTCAAGAGGAAGTCCAGTGTGTTTTAGATAACCTATCAATTCCCACATATCGGGCATAGGTGGTAGATTTCTAAACAACCTTTTATCTGTTAGTTCTTGTTTTCTTTTATCATACTCAGAATGACCTTTATCATCATTCGTCATAGGCATCCCTATCATTTGAGAAACTCCACCGACAAAATCAGTTAAAACTCCATCCATGTCTATAAAAACTCTTTTCACTTTTGTTACCTGTACTTCATTCATTTTTTAAAATTGATTCCTTAAATTTATCTTTAAGAAATTTCCTGTTACTTCCAAAGTTTACATACTCTGAAACATTAGCATATGGGACTTGATTGTGAACCCACCTTTCTCTGCAATTTTCATCATACATGAGTTTGCAATATTCTGAGAAAGTCATGTTAAGTAGACCGCTCCAGTCCAGTTTATTGGATAATGATCATCAAAGATATTACCCCTTGCTTTGTTTAATGCTGGTGTTGACCATCCAGCAGATTTCAAAATGTCTCCAACTTTAAAGTTAGGATTTCCTAAATTTATGAAGTGTAAGACACTTGTTTGATTATCTATCGATATGACTTTAAGATACTTCTGACCTTTGGAATATGCAAATCCGTTTGCATATCTTTTCCTCATGTCTGTTCTTACTTTACATTTACTATCACTACCAGTTAAAGGCATGAATCTATTGTAATCATCGATCATCTTATCTTGCATTTTTCCTAATGCCACCTTCATGTCGTCATCGACATTTAGATCATTTAAATTTGGATATTGTGCCATTATGCAGCCCTCATTATTGAAAATGGAACATTGTATGACATTCCAGCATCACCAATTGAGCAAATTGCTCTTGTTCTGTTTATTTTGTGATCACTCCGTTCATGTCA